AATCCAGCACCCTCTACTCCACCTCTTAAAGCACGACCTCCAAAATATCCTGTTGCACCACCTGCTAATGCTCCTTTCAAACCACCACCACTAGTCGCCCCTAATGCTGCACCTGTTGCTGCGCCTAATTGGGGATTGTATGCACCTATTATTATAGGAGCCGCTTTTTTTGCAAATTTAAGTATTTTCTTGAAAAAAAACTCAGGTTGCCCTGTTACTGGGTTAATACTGTTTAAACTGCTACCTACTATATAACGATTTGGATTTTCTATACCCATCATTTGCATTTGACGAAACAAATCTTGTTTTAATTTTGGGTTAGCTTGTAATATTTCAGCAGGAATAACAGTTTCACCCTCAGCAGCATGAACCATGTATGTATCACCATGTCTACCAAAACTTGCTAAACCACCTGCTATATCTTTAATTTGTGTTTGCATTATATCTACCTAGAAGCTAAATAATTTTCTATTGCGTTTCTTAAAAAATCTTGATTTAAACCATTAAAATTACTCAAACCCATAGGCTGAGGTGCTACCATAGGTTGATTCATTTGCATCCCCTCATCTTGCGACATCGCTGTTCCATCTGGATTCATAGCTTGACTAACCATACTATTGTTTTGATTTGCTAAACCTCTTAATCCATCAAATGATGGTAAATTTTGTTGTTGACGAAATTGATCCTCTGTCATGGGTTGCACTATAGGCATCATAGCTTGTTGCGGAGCCATAGCCTGTAATCCCATAGGTTGTGTAGGAAAAATAGAACCTGTAAACCTTTGAGGAACATTATTTGGTTGATTTCCTACAAGAAAAGGATTGGTTTGCCTGTTAAACATCATCGCCATTATCTAGTTACCTCTAAATAGCTTGCTACTACATGTAGTCTGTTTGCGTTACCTGCTGTAACTTTTAATATTTCAGATTCTTCAACAACTAAAGGTTGTGATAATAATTCTACCGTACCATTTGCAGCAGTAGCTTTTACATTATATATCACAAACACATTAGATGATGAATCGGTTATTGTCAAAGTAATTGTAGATGTAGAACCACTGTCATCTGCAACTAAAATTGACTTAAAAATAGCGGTTGTAGGACTCCCTGTACTAGCAGATGCACCTGTGTATAAAGTGGTAACACCTGTAGTGGTTAAATCTAATTTTGCATTTTTATAATTAGTAGCCATTTATCCTAAAAACCACGTTAAAGCTCTTGAATCACTTTTTCCCTCTATTTCTTCAGGAAAATCCTTTCTGTTCAAAGCATCCTCTATATCTTTCATGATGCTTCGCAACACTATAGGGTCATATTCTTGAGAAACATCAGCTAATCCTATTTCTAATAACTTAGGCATTATCTTCTCCCATCTGGACGTAAATCTAGCCTAGTATCGCCCAAAGTCCATGTAGATTCTAAATTAGTGCTCTGTATTCTTAACGCAATTTGTCGTGCTCTAGCTCTTGTAAACGATTGTTGCGTTGTCGGTAATATACTATTTGTAGAATTGGTTGCTAAAGTATCACCGGGAAAGTTTCTTGTTTTCAAAACAAAATCCACTACTCCACCAGAGTTTAAAGAAACATCAGGTATAATTCTTGATACCAACATAAAATTATTACCATCTGGATCTAAATCAAAATCAGCAGATTCTACAAAACTGTTCATGGCTAACCCATCTGCACTATTCGATGTTTCATGCACGTATACTCTTTCTGTACCACTATCTGCACCACCAGCTCTTGGAAAACTATGAACCCCATAATCTAACCATGCAGTCCTTGATAATTCACCTATATCCCAAGTCTGTTCTACGTAGTTATATTTTACGTATCTATTATTTTCTTCACTATCTGCTGAGGGATAAAACCAGAACACCTCATCAAACATTTTATTAGACCCTGCTGTAATTTTTTGAGTCTGATTATTGTTTAAATCATCAAATAAATATCGTAATACTGTGCAAGGTATTATTTGAAACCTACCATTATAAATATAAAAATTCTCTCTGGACATCCAAAACACTTGATCAGCAACGCTTACAATTGCATTAGGAGCAATTAAAGACGTATTACTTCCCACCATTGTAAATCCAAAAACAAGAGGTGGTCCTATAAACTTCATTACATGTGTGTTTATATCAGTATATATCAGTATTTCTTGTCTTGTTTTTATCGCACGAATTATTTCTGAACCAGAAGATAACGTAATGCCACCTGCTGTATTAGTCACTGTTGGTGTCCACTCAAAAGGATTTTCTTGGTCTGACCATCTTACATGTAATAAGTTTTGCGTAGTAGAACCTAGCTCATTACAACCAAAACAAAGTAAGTGTCTATCTGTTCCAGATACCATAATTTGTCTTGTAATTGTTGGTGTATTTGATGCACCACTTTGTGCTGATAATCCAGTTGCTCTTGTACCCACACCCAATGTTTTATCCCAATAAAACGGTGCATCATCTATAGCGTTAAATGCTAAATCTTCACCAAAGTTATCTTGAAACCATAGCCTAAGTTGATTTGTTGTAGCAGATATTTGTACGGAATTACCCCATCCTGTAAAAGCATTAGCCTCCAATACAGTATCACCATCGCTGTGAGATGGGTTAGCCTCCGTGGGACTTGTTCTATCTGTTCCACTATATGCTTTTGTACCCCTTACTGCTCTAGTTATATCATCTAAAGTATTTGAAGAAACCGTATCGTATAAAATTAACTCATTGTTTATATTGATTAAACCTAAAAATGATACTGCAGCTCCACTACTACCTGTAGCAGCAGTTGTACCATCGGCTCCTCTAGTCAAATCACCTAAAATATTATTTGAATTAGTTCGATAAATAATATTTTCACTTCCTACTTTTATTGTGCCTTGTGACGGAAAGCTAGAGGAGTCAGCTACCCCTATTGTAGAGCTAGTAATTTCTATATCCGCAGACAAAGTAGTATCACTAGGTAATGCAAAATTAGTAGCACTTGTTAAAGTAACACTAGTTGCTGTTGTGTTTACCGCACCGTTTAACGTATTAGAATCTACGTCATCAACATAGCCACCCCAAGACCCTGCTCCCCATCCAGTGCCACCTAAAGTTTGATTTAAGCCTGTATTTATCTCATATTTTGCGGTTACCGTACCACCACCTGTTCCAGAGCTAGATGCAGCATCTCCTGTGTCTACGGTATAAGTAGATGAACTTGTAACAGATTTTATTTGTAAATTTGTATTTATAGCCGTGGCTGCTACACCATTAAAAGTAGATGCACCAGAAAAAGTTACGTAATCACCTTCTGCTGCTCCGTGTGACGCATCAGTAACTAATAAAACAGAACTTGTATTAGTTGAAGTAAAAGGATTTGACAAACCAGTTTGTGTAGAACGAAGAGGTGTAACGTCATTATACGTACCACCTTCTTCAATTAAAAACTTTTCACTTGTGCCAACGCCCATGTACTTAGTGCCATCTAACGTTACCCAGTTAAACAACGATCTAACAGTGCCTAATATTGTGTCAGAGCTTAATTTTATCCAACCTCCTAGTTTTTCGGGACGACCTTTTCTAAATCGAATCAAACTAGAATCAAACCACCCCATTTCATTACCGTAAGATGTTGATTCTTTATTGACCCCTGGTTTAAATACAATTTTAGCTAGAGGCATTACGCAACTCCAAATCTAGGGTCTCTATTAACATCAAAAGAAGTTTGAAATACACTTTGCAAACCCTTAGAAACAGGATTGATTGGATTATATTGATACGGAACGGCTGCTATATTAGAAAAGTTTTGCAATCCAAAATTTGGAATATTTTGCATTTGTGGTTGCATTTGCATTTGAGGAGCTACTAATCCTTGTAGCCCTTGTCCTACAAGAAGACCAGTTGTTAAATTATTACCTAGTCCTGTTGATGCACCCAATTGGCTTAATGTTGATGCTCCGGGTAAATTACCAAAACCTGCCCCTACTCGACCTGTAAAATTTGCAAGCCCTGACATTTGATTAGCCATTACTGGTTGAAAATTTCTAAAACCTTCTATAAA